GACCACTCTTGTGGACTTATCTTCCAGAAAGAAGCCGTTGGTTGTGTAGAGGCTATTGGTCCTCAAGTCCAAGTTACTTCAGGTGATGTATCCGTGATTTATCAGGGAGACGTGATTTTAGGTAGGTTGGCAATGGGAGCCGCTCCTCTTAATCCAGCTGCTGCTGTAGAACTCATTGCGGGTGCTGCTGTAGGTGCAGGAAACAACGCTGAATTCTAAATATTATTCATATGGGGGACTTCGGTTCCCCTTTTTTTTATTCATAAAACTTTATGGCTTCCACAACTATTGATACCGATACCGAACTATCCGCTGTAAATGCAATACTGGGAGCTATCGGTCAATCACCTGTTACAACTTTAGGCACCAGTACTGTAGATGATACAGTCGAAGCATACGATAACCCTGAGGTTGCGTTTGTATATAATTTATTAAGAGATGCTAATATAGATACACAGAATGAAGGCTGGCATTTCAATACAGAAAAGCATGTGAAATATACAGCTGATAGTACCACTGGTAAGATAATTATAGGAAATGATATATTAAAAATAGATGTGTCTGATGGATGGACACATAGACAATTCAATGTAGTAAAGAGAAATGGATATTTATATGATAAGTATGATCATACTGATGACTGGTCTGATTCAACTGAAGGTATACATTTAGATGTCATAAGACTTTATTCATTTGAGAATCTACCTTCTGTCTTTCAAAGGTATATAATATATAGAGCTTCACGTCAAGCTGCTACACAGTTAGTCGCTAACCCTCAACTAGTAAAACTATTAGCACAACAAGAAGGTTTAGCTAGAGCTGCATGTATGGAATATGAATGCAATCAAGGTAACCATACAATGTTTGGATTTCCAGAAGATACTGTCTATCATACCTATCAACCATGGAGAAACCTTAGACGATAATGGCAAGTATTACACAAACTGTCCCTACTTATTCTGGGGGTATGTCTGAACAACCAGACTATAGAAAATTCGGAGGACAGGTAAAGAGTATAGTAAACGGTATACCAGATGTAGTTACTGGTTTATATAAGAGACCTGGTTCTAAAAGAATAGGAACAACAAAACTAGGTTCTGTAGAAGCTGGTGGTTCTTGGTTCCATTATTATAGAAGTGAATCTGAAGGATCTTATATAGGACAAGTAGATGCTGATGGTGACGTAAGAGTATGGAAAGCATCTGGTCTTGGATCAGGTACTACTGCACAGACTATAAGGTACGGACCACTAGATTGGGAAGCAACTAAAGCTTATTCTGTAGGTAATGAGGTTACTAACGATAGTGGTAAAATCTATGTATGTGATACAGAAGGTACATCAGCAGGATCTGGTGGACCTACTGGTACAGGTGCAAATATAACAGATGGTACTGCTAGATGGGATTATGTAGGAACTGCTTCTGCTAGAGAAACTTCTATTAAAACATACTTAACTAGTGCATCTTCTCCTGTAGATACAGAAGACTTACAATTCATCACTATTAATGATGTTACTTTTGTTAATAATAGATCTATAAATGTAGCTACTACAGGTACTACAACTGCTAGACCTCACACTAATTTTGCTTATATTGATTTATTAAGAACAGAGAATGGTAGACAGTATGCTTTAAATATAGCTACACCTACAGCAGTAGCTGATGATAGTATTAAGGTTGCTACAAGAGTAAATATAAAGAGTGATACTCTAGCTGAAGGTCAAGGTACAGGATCTTGTCCTGGTATAGGTACTCAAGTATTCGCTGTTCCTTCAGTTGTAGAGCATACAATACCAACTAGTGATGTAGCTAGTGATGAAATAACCAAAACATCTCATGGCTGGACTGATGGTACTGCAGTTAGATATAATAATGGCGGTGGTGCTGATATGCATGCTGATGTTGCTGATAATGATATTGTTTATATACGTGATGCAACTACAAATACTTTTAAAGTAGCTGAAACTTCTGGTGGTACTGCTATACCTGTAGGTTCTACTTCAGGTAATAATGCTCAATTCTTCACTACATTACCAGTTAATATAGTATCCGTTAAGAATTCAGCTGGTACTAGAGTAACTGATGGATCAAGAGAAAATTTGATATTCAGATTGACAACTTTAGGCCAACAAGGTCATTATGGTTATGCTGATGATGATCAAAGAGCACTATTTAGATGTACATATAACAGACAGATCCGCTTACTACATGGAGGAGAAGGCTGGGAAGAAGGAGATGTAGTAGAAGTAAAATTAGATTCAGCTTCAACTACCTATACTTATGAGATTGAAATTGAGAAGATTGAGACAAACTCTGTTAAAGCTGATGTTAAAGCAGCAAGACCAGAGCCTACACCTTTCGATTCTGATACAGCTGTAACTGCTGACCAAATACTAGGTGGTATTAATGCAGAATTAGACGGTGTAACTGTAGGTAGTGATGCTTTAAATACTACTATCATAGGTACTGGTATGTACCTTTACTCTGATTCTGCTTTTAATGTTGAGACAACTGAAAAAGATCTTGTCAGAGTAATGCAGGGCCAAGTTAACGATGTCACTGAATTACCAAGTCAATGTAAACATGGTTATATTGTTAAGGTAGCTAATGATAGGATGTCAGACGAGGATGATTATTACTTAAAATTTGAAGGTGAAAATGGTAATGATGGTACAGGTGTATGGAAGGAATGCGCTGAACCTGGTATAATATTAGGGTTTGATGACTCAACTATGCCTCATGTTATTAAAAGAACAGGTTATAATAACTCAACAGGTTTAGCTACTTTCACTGTAGATCGGTATAATTATCAAGACCGTAGGGTAGGAGATAGTACTACTAATCCACTTCCAAGATTTAACGGCAAGGCGATTAATAAAGTACTTTTCTTTCGTAATAGAATAACCTTCCTTTCAGAAGAGTATGTCGTATGTTCTAGACCTGGTTCAGCAGCTAAACCTGATTTCTTTGCTGAATCTGCATTAGCTACTGGTACAAATGATCCTATAGATATAGCTAGTACATCTACTTTCCCATCAGATTTATTCGATGGTATAGAAACAACTGCAGGATTAACTCTTTTTAGTACTAATCAACAGTTCTTATTAGCATCAGATGATACTACATTTACACCAGATACTGCTAAATGTAAGAGTATTTCAGTTTATAATTATAATAAAGATATATCACCGATATCATTAGGAGTCTCACTAGGGTTTGTAGATAACTCTGGTAAGTATAGTAGATTCATGGAGATGTTTGGTGTATCAAGAGAGAAAGAACCACAAGTATTAGAAGTAAGTAAAATTGCACCTAGTTTATTAGATAAAAATATAGATTTATTATGTAATTCTAGAGAGAATAGTATTATATTATTTGGTAAAACTGGTTCTAATAGAGTATTTGGGTATAAATATTTACATACTCCTGGTAAACCAAAGGATCAATCTGCTTGGTTCAAGTGGGAATTTAATCAGAATTTACTGCATCACTTTATAGTAAACGATACATACTATTATTTAGATAGTGATCACTTCTTACATAGTCTAAACTTAATAGCAGAAAGTGACGATCCTAGTGTAACAGAGGAATCAGTTGATTACTTGATACATCTAGATAATTGGACTACTATTGAAGGTGGTGTATATAGTAATAATGATAGTATAACTACCTTTACTCATGGTACTCCTGCTGACTGTGTATTTAGCTGGCAATCAACTGTAACAGACTCTACCAATAAACTTGTATTAATAGATGTAGATACAAGTACTAATCGTATATCTAGATATGCTGAGTGTACTGTAACAAGTGCAGGTGCTACATTTACTGTACCTGGTAACTGGGATTATAATGAAGAGCATGAATTCTCATATAGTAATATTAATGCAAGTAATGAACAAATAACAATAACAGGTCATGGGTTAGCTACTGGAGATAAAGTAAGGTTCAAAGCAGGAGGTACCTCACCGACACTTGCAGGACCAACAGATATGGATGGTCAAATCTATTATGTTATCAAAGCTTCTACAAATAACATAGCTTTAGCTTCTAGTCTTAGTAATGCTAATAGTGGTGTTGCTGTTAATATAGCTACTCAAGGTACAGGAGTCCATAGGATTCAAAAGTTAATTACTGACTTATATATTGGATATCTATATGATTACCAAATAGATA